CTCACAACGCTTATATTCTAGAGCATTTATAGGAGCAAAGTGGAGAGAACAAGAAAAAGAATGGCGATTTCCTTCTGGTGCTAGAATTGAATTTGGTTATGCAGAAAATCTAACAGATGTCCTTCGTTACCAAGGTCAATCATATACATGGATTGGTATTGACGAATTACCTCAGTTTCCAAACCCAGATATATATAATTTCTTGCGTTCATCACTTCGTAGTGTAGACCCAGATATACCTGTATATATGAGAGCAACAGGTAATCCCGGTAATGTAGGCTCAACATGGGTTAAAGAAATGTTTGTTGAACCTGCTGAATCAAATACACCATTCACAGTACAAATAGAAACACCTGTAGGTACTAAAAAAATAACAAAGAAATTTATTTCAGCAAAATTACAAGATAATCCATATCTTATGCAAACAGATGATTACATGATTATGTTATCATCATTACCAGAAGTACAACGAAAACAATTTTTAGAAGGAGATTGGGATGCCTTTGAAGGTTCTGCTTTTCCAGAATTTAATAGAGATGTCCATGTTATACAACCTTTTGAAATACCTCGTAACTGGATTAAGTTTCGTGCTTGTGATTGGGGGTATGCTTCTCCTGCTTGTTGCTTATGGATTGCTATTGACCATGACAATTATCTATATGTTTATAGAGAGTTATATACAACCAAGACAACAGCAGATATATTTGCTCAAAAAGTCCTAGAAATGGAGCATGGAGAGCATATGCACTATGGGGTGTTAGATTCATCCACTTGGGCAAAAAGAGGCGATGTAGGGCCAAGTATAGCCGAAACAATGATAGCTGAAGGCTGTAGGTGGAGACCATCTGATAGGTCACCTAAAAGTCGTATAAATGGTAAGCTTGAGTTACATAAAAGATTATATGTTGACCCAGACATAAATTACCCCGGAATGTTTATATTTCCAAACTGTATTAATTTAATTAGAACACTTCCTTTACTACCAACTGATAAAAATAATCCAGAAGATGTAGATACACACGCAGAAGACCATGCTTATGATGCCTTACGATATGGAGTTATGAGTAGACCTCAACATCCTCATTCAATGCAAACACATTGGGAAAGACCTAGAGAAACTAAATTTGAACCTTCTGACAAAACTTTTGGCTATTAAAGGAAAACATATGAGTAAAAAAGAAGTTCTGTGTAGTTGTGATGCTACACTACCAGAGTCAATTAAAATTGGGTATAGAGATTATAAATTAGAAGCATGGAAACAGACTGTTGCTACAGCAAATGAAGCAAGTGGTCAGTTTTTTATTACAGCGGGTGTACTAGGTTACAACCAAGAAGAAAAAGGAGTTTCTCATGCTAATACAATATTACATGAAGTTATGCATGGCATAATATATCAATGGAATATGGAATTAGATGATAAAGTTGAAGAAACAGTAGTTAGTGGTTTAGCTAATGGTTTAACAACAGTATTTGTAGATAATCCAAAATTATTAGATTATTTACGATTAAAAATTAAGGAGGGTGGATAATGCCACAACCAGTATTAACAAAATATAAACAGGGAGACATTCCTAAGGATTATCCAAAAGATACTCCTAAAGGACAAAAGCTTGATTTAAAACCTCATTGTAATTATGAGGATAGACCAACAGATTTTCCTGCAAAGAAAGAAAATAAAGTAGAAGCATCTTTTTTTAAGATGGCTAACGAAAAGGATTATTAATATGCCTGCAATGATGACTTTAGCAAAATACTTAGCACAAGCTAGTGCTGTTGCTATTAAAAGATATAGGGAAACGGGTATATTACCATCATTTGTAATTAACCCTAAAAAATTAATAAAGAAAGGTAGTGCAAAAAAGAAACCTTTCATGAAAAAAATTGGAGGTAAAGTAGCAGGTACGCCAGCTAAGAGGTACAAAACTAAAACAAAAACCCCAAGGAACTACTAATATGTATGGAAAACCAAAAATGACAATGTCAAAAAGTATGGTAAAAAAACCAAAAGTAAGAAAACCAGTTAAAGTAAAAAAACCGGTTAAAACAAAAAAAATAGGATATTAATATGGAAATGAAATTAGAAACAAAAAAATATAAACAGGGAGAATTTGGCTCTGTAAGTGGAATGGCTAAAAAAGAAAAATTAGACTCTAGCATGACAAAAAAATATTCTCAAGGAGAATTTTCTGCTGATGTAGGTAAAAATGCTAAAGATAAAATAGCATCATTTGCAAAAGAAAAATATTCACAAGGTTCACACAATAGTTAATTTATAATGGCTGATAAACCAGATAAAATTATTTCTTTAGAAGGAGATAAAAATCAAACATCTGTCCAAGACGATTTACTTGTTGGGATAATTAAAGGAAGATTAGGTTCTGCTGAAGATGCACGATTTTTTGATGAAGAGAGATGGTTAAGAGCATATAGAAATTATCGTGGAGTGTATGGTAATGATATGTCTTTTACAGATACAGAAAAATCTCGTGTATTTGTTAAAGTAACTAAGACAAAAGTTTTAGCGGCTTATGGTCAAATAACTGATGTGTTGTTTTCCTCTGGGAAATTTCCTATTGGTGTTGACCCTACACAAGTACCCGATGCAAGTTCTACATATGCTCATATAAATAAAAACGAAAAAAAACAAGAGCAACCAGAAGAAGAAGAAAATCCTTATGGGTTTTCTGGTGATGGTAAAGAATTACCTAAAGGTGCAACTTATGATGATATACTAGGAGGTTTATCCGACAAGTATAATGGTGAAGCAGAATTTACAGAAGGCCCTTCACCAGATTTAAAAGCAATGCCACAGATTGAACCTGCACAAGAATCTGCAGACAATATGAAAAAACTTATTCTTGACCAATTAGAAGAGAATAATGCAACAAAAGAATTAAGACATACATTATTTGAGATGGCTTTACTAGGAACAGGAGTTCTTAAAGGGCCTTTTACTTTTGAAAAAGATTTACATCGTTGGACACAAGACCCAGAAACAGGTTCATCTTCTTATACACCTTCTAAAAAAGTTGTACCTATGGTTGAGGCTGTTAGTTGTTGGGATTTTTATCCAGACCCAGAAGCTACAAAAATAGAAGATTGCAATTATGTTATACAACGACATAAATTTACTTCTAGTCAATTAAGAGATTTAACAAAAAGACCTTTTTTTAGAGATGAAGAAATAATATCTGTATTACAAGAAGGGCCAAACTATCAAGTTAAAGGTTACGAACATAGATTACAAGATAGAGAAAACGAAACAGAATTTGAAAAAGAAAGATTTGAAGTATTAGAATACTGGGGTAAAATGGATAAAAAACTTGCAGAAGAAGCAGGTTTAGATATTGATTTACTTAGTGATGATTTAGATGAAGTACAAGTTAATTGTTGGGTATCTGGTCAAAGAGTATTACGATTAGTATTAAATCCTTTTACTCCTGCTAGATTACCTTATTTAGTAACTCCTTATGAATTAAATCCATATCAATTCTTTGGTGTAGGTGTTCCAGAAAACATGGAAGACTCACAAACAATTATGAATGGTCATGCAAGAATGGCTATTGATAATTTAGCTTTAGCAGGTAACTTAGTATTTGATGTTGATGAAACAATGTTAGTACCGGGTCAAGACTTAAAAGTTTATCCGGGAAAAATATTTAGAAGACAATCTGGTATGCCGGGTCAATCTATTCATGGATTAAAGTTTCCTAACACAGCACAAGAAAATTTACAAATGTTTGATAAGTTTAGACAACTTGCAGATGAATCAACAGGTATACCTTCGTATTCACATGGACAAACAGGTGTACAATCTACAACAAGAACTGCGGCAGGAATGTCAATGTTAATGGGTGCTGCTGCATTAAATATAAAAACAGTTATTAAGAACGTAGATGATTTTTTATTAAAGCCTTTGGCTCAATCTTTATTTCAATGGAATATGCAATTTAATTCTGATGTACCTGCTATTGTAGGTGACTTAGAAGTAAGTGCAAAAGGAACTCAATCATTAATGATGAAAGAAGTTCGTTCACAAAGATTAATGACATTATTACAAGTTGGAGCAAACCCTACAATTGCACCATTTATAAAGTATCATGCTGTATTAAGGGAGATAGCAAAAACTCTGGATTTAGACCCAGACCAATTAATTAATGACCCAGAAAAAGCAGCAATATACTCAGAAATAATAGGAGCAGCAAATGGAAATCAACAAACTCAAGGCAATGGTCAGCAACCCCCTATGGGTGGAGGTGGAGCAGTTCCTGCAGGAGCAAATCCAAACGACCCAACTGGAACTGGAGGTGGCAACATCGGAACTGGAAGTGTACCGCAGACAGGGGAGCCTAGCTTCTCTTCGCAAACTCCTCCTACTCAGAGAACGAATTAAAAAATAATGGCAACTGAAAATTCTTTAACAGGTTTAGCTTTAAAAGATGCTACAACAAATTATAATAAACAAAATGTTCATTATAAAATGAAATATAATGCTACCACAAAACAGTGGGAGCAAGAAGAAATAATGACACCATTAGTTCCTATGGTATATCCGGGAATACGAACTAAAGATGGTAAAACAAAAGATATAAGTGGTGGTTTAGCAGATGCACCAATTGTAAAACCTGTAGATAACCCATTTGATAATTCACTAGGGCCAATTCAACCAGATAAACCAGAAACAGAAGTAACAGCCCCTTCAACAGGTATAGGTGGATACCAACAAGCACAACAAAATTATTCTGGTCAAAGTGAAGTTCAAGGTATACAAAAATCAGCAGGTATTTCTTATGAACCAGACCAAATGAATGCTGTTTCAGAATCTCAAAGAACAAGTAGAGATATGAAATATGCCGTTATGCCGGGTGGTTATAATAGTCGTTCAGATGCTCAAGTTTTATCTCAAACTAGCGAAGCAGGAGTATTAAGAGATTTATTAAATCCTATTGCTAAAAAAGATAATTCAAAAGTAATGTCTGCTCTTGGTGGAGTTCCTTTAATTGGTGGAATAACAAGAGTAGCAAAATTTTTTAATCCTCGTTCTGAAAAAGCACAAATAGAAAGATTACTAAAAAGTGGAATGATTAATGTAACAAGTTCTGATGGTAAATCTTTAGATTATGCTACTGCCCTTAAAGCATTAACAGAAGATGATAAAGGAAGATTAAAAATACTTAAAGGTGAAGATTTAATTAACTCTGGTTACAAAATTACACAAAATAAAACTATGGCAGAAGAATATAAAAACTCTCCTGCATTTATGAATATAAAAGAAGATAAAGCAAATAATTTTGTTTTAGAAAATGGAATACAATTAACAACATTAAATCCAGTTATGGGTAGTGCCGGTACAAGTTTATTTGGTATACTTGGAGAAAATAAAGGTGCTAGTCAAACTAATGGTGAACAAGTATTAGTTGTTGAAGCAGGACAAGGTCATGGTGGTGGTGCATATAGAAGTGATGGTAAATTTGTAGGAATGAATGCACAAATATATTCTCGTGGTACTGCAGACCAAGCAAAATTATCAGCTAATGGTGGGCTAATACCTACAAGTGTTTTAGAAAGAATGACTGATAAAAATGGTGTATTAAAAGATTTATATAAAGCAGGTGGTGAATTTGCAATAGACTCTAAATATATTGATGCTAATGGAAAATATACTGGTTCAGTTGTAATGGAAAATAGAGATGTAATACCTAATGGTGGCAAAGGACAACCAGTAACAAATACAGCACCTCCTAGTAGTAATGATAATAATAATTTTAATCAACAACAAGATACAAGACAAGAAGTTAAAGATACATATAAAGATAAAGGAACAGTAACATATAATACAAAAGATACTGGAGGATATGTAACTACACCTAATAAACCTTCAACACCACCAAGCCAAAGAGGTGGAGGAGGAAGCACTACATCTTCAACACCTAAAAAAAGTAGTACCCCTACAGGAACAAGAAGACCGGGATTTTAATATAGGAGAATAATATGGCAGAACAAGAAATGCAAAATCAAAGTATGGTACAACGACCTCCTATGGGAGATGATGGTGGACAAATGCCTATGGAAGAACAAAATCCAGACCAATCAAATGAAAACATAACTCAACAATTACAAGAAAAAGCTATGGCTTTACCTCCAGAACAAAAACAAGTAGTTGTACAAAGTTTAACACCAGAATTTAGAGAAGTATTAAATATAGTTTTCGGTTCAGAAATTAATATACTTATTGATGTATTAGAATCTGCTATCGGAGAAGAACCTAATCCTAACCCAGAGCCTCCTATGATGGCCAGTGGTGGAGAAGGTATGATAAACAGGCCACCTGTACAGCCTAGTGGTGAGCAAGGGGGATTAGTTCCTCGACCACAGCCACCTATGGCATAGTACAGCCCCACTCTGGGCGACCTGCTTTCCAACAGCACCCATAAGGAGATAAAATGGAAGAAGAAAAAAAAATTGAAGAGACTCCAACAGAGGTAGAGCAATTAGGCATTACCACCGAAGGAGAGGATTCTAGAAAACCTTTTTTAGAACAAAGACCTTATCATAATAAATATAAAAATGATAAAGATATAGAAGCAACAGCTACCGCTCAAAGTACGGACACCGAAAGAACTGACGAGATTCAAGAGGCTACTCCAGAACAAGAAGAACGCCCTGTTAATGCTGAAGATAAAGTTTTTAAGAAGAGATACGATGACTTAAAACGTCATTATGATTCTGCCCTAACTAAGCATAAATCACAAGTTTTAACTTTAAAAAAACAATTAGAGAACTCTGCAACTTTTATACCACCTAAAGATGAAAAAGCTTTAGAAGAATGGAGAAAAGAATATCCAGATGTGTATGATGTTATTAAAACAGTCGCACAAAAGGAAGCAGATGATAAAGGAAAAGCCTTAGCAGATAAACTATCTAAGCTTGAAGTAGACCAACAAACTGTTGCAAAGCAAAAAGCAGAAGTAGAATTGTTACAGCTACACCCAGACTTTAATAAAATTAGAGAGAGTCAAGATTTTCATGATTGGGCATCTGTCCAAGATAATGTAATTCAAGGTTGGCTTTATGATAATTTTAATAATTCTCAATTAGCATCTAGAGCAATAGACCTTTATAAAATGGATAAAGGACTAAAAAAAGCTGATGTTAAAAAAGAGAATGCCAAGGAAGCATCTAAATCTGTTACATCTACAAATAGAGGTTCAGAGAAAGATGTTAAAGGTAAAAAAGTTTGGTCTCTAAATGCAATATCAAAATTAAAACCAAGTGAATTTGTTAAGTTTGAAAAAGACATCGACCTCGCAAGAGCCGAAGGTAGAATCACAAATTAACTTAAATTAAAACGGAGGATTACACATGGCTATAACTAACGCCACTGGATATAGTAGTTTACCAACAGGTAACTGGCTACCAGTAATATACAGTCAAAAAGTCCAAAAGTTCTTCAGAACTGCATCAGTTGTAGAGGATATTACCAATACAGATTATGCAGGTGAAATTGAAAATTATGGAGATACTGTCAACATAGTAAAAGAACCAACTATTACAGTTGCGGCTTATACTAGAGGTGGAGCAATTGCTACGCAAAATTTAGCAGACGACCAACTACAATTAATAGTTGACCAAGCTAATGCATTCGCTTTTAAAGTTGACGATATTGAAGAAAGACAATCTCATGTAAACTGGGAAGCTTTGGCAACTTCTTCTGGAGCATATGCTCTAAAAGATTCATACGATGGAAACGTAATTGCAGCAATGGTCGCAGGAGCAGGAACTACTACTGGTAGTGATGGTTCTGGTTCAGACACTGGTTTCGGAACTTCCGAAGTCGACCCAATGGACATTTTAGCAAGTTCAGCTAAAATACTTCATTCAAATGATGTACCAACTGATAACAGATGGTTTTTAGCATCTCCAGAGTTCTATGAACAACTTGGAAACGCTTCATCAAAATTAATGGATGCTTCCATTACTGGTGATGGTTCATCACCTTTAAGAAATGGTCAAGTTATTGCAGGAATGGTTAATGGTTTTAAACTATACATGACTAATAACTTTGCTGCTTCAACAACGTCTAATTACTTTAAAATATTAGCAGGACATATGTCTTCAACAGCTACTGCAAACGCTATTGCAAAAACAGAAGTTGTTAGAGACCAAGAATCTTTTGCTGATATAGTAAGAGGACTTCATGTCTTTGGTAGAAAAGTGCTTCGTTCGGATGCACTTGAATGCAGACACCTATTGATTGATTAGGGAGGATATTTATTATGGCTACATATGACGTAAGAGGGCCGGGAACAACTGGCTCAGTACCTTCTAGAATGAATCCGGGAACTAGAGTTCCTTATTTAGTAGAGGTTACTGTAGACGTGTCGCAAGTTGCGGCAGGTGCAGGAACAGCAACTGGTGATATATTACAGGTAATAGATATACCTGCTGAAACTTTAATCCTACACGCAGGTATTGAAGTTATTACAGCATTGTCTAGTTCTGTAACTTTGGATTTAGGCATTACTGGCGGAGACGTTGACACATTTGTTGATGGCGATGCTAATGCAACAGGATACAGTGTTTTAACAGCTACAGCTAGACCAATAATAGCAAGTGCTGATACACTTGATGTATTAGTGCTAAGTGCGGCATCAACTGCGGGAAAAATCCGTGTTTTTGCTATACTTTGTGATGTTAAAGGAATCGATGAGAATGACAGACAATCTGCATCTCAACACGATACTGACGTATCATAAGATAATATAATAATGGGGGCTTCGGCCCCCTTTTAAAATAAAGGGAATAAATGACAACATATAATTTAAGAGAAAAAAGTAATGTTTCATCCGGACAAAGAGTTACTATGATGGGTGTGCCAGAAAATAATAATTCTTTACTTGAGAGTAGAGTAAGTCAATTAGAAAATAAATTAAATAAAATATTAAATCTATTAGAAAATAAAAAACAAATTAAAAAATAATGGCAACATATCTAGTATTAACAAATAGCGTACTTAATGAATTAAATGAAGTTGAATTAACATCATCTAATTTTACTTCAAGTCGTGGTGTACAGACATCTGTAAAAGGATTTATAAATAAATCTATAAATGATATTTATAATCAAGTATGGGAATTACCAAGTTTATACAAATCAACAAAACAAAGTACATATGGTGGTACAGCAAATTATAATTTACCTTCAGCAGATTATCCTCAAAGTGGTGATTTAGCTTATAGAAGAATTGATTGGGATTCATTTATATTAGTACCAAAAGAATTAACTACTAATGGTGAATTTACCTCTAACATAAATAGTTGGTCAACTGTAGCAGGTGCAGGAAGTGCTGCTTATACAAGCACAGGAAGTGGTCGTTTACGATTAAATGATTATGCGGCGTATCAATCACTAAGTACAATTGTTAATACAAGATATAGAATACAAGTAAAAGTATTTGATACAGGCAGTGTAGGACAGGCATTAAAAGTACAAGTAGGCACTGCGGCAGAAGGAACACAAAATTTAAGTACGACATTAACAGTTACAGATTTTGGTGCAGGTGCAGTTTTAGATACAACATTTACAGCAACATCTCAAACAACATTTATAACAGTAAATAATACAGTTACAACTACAAATCTTGATGTTGATTATATTCGTATATCAGAAGATGTCGGAGTTAAAAAATTAAGATACATGACGTATGATGATTGGAATAATAATTTATCAGAAAGAGATTTAAGAAATAGTAGTGGTAGTCAAGGTATACCAGATTTTGTTTATTTTACTCAAAGTGGTAAATTTGGTTTATCCCCAGTACCAAAAGATAATAGCTATTCAGTAAAATATGAATATTGGAAAGTTCACTCTGATTTATCTGCATCTACTGATACTCCAGATTTAGAAGGAAGATATCAAGATATTATTGTTAATAGAGCAAAATATTATTTATATAAATTGCGTTCTGATATACCTTCAGCAAATATTTCTAATGCAGAATTTGAAGAGGGTGTAAAAAGAATACGTTTAGATTTAGTTGAAAGGTCTTCTTATATGAGAACTGGAAGAATAAACTTATCACGAAATACATTTAAATAATGCCAGATAATTCACAAATAACTCCTGCAGTCATAACTTGTAATGGGGGTTTAATTTTAAATAAAGATATCTTTGATATGGAGCCGGGTGAGGCTTTACAATTACAAAATTTTGAACCAGATATTTCAGGTGGATACAAAAAAATATTAGGTACTACAGCTTATAATTCTGCTATTGTTCCACAAGTATCTTCATCAAATGAAATTATAGATATGGTTGCTATATTTAATAATATTATATTAGCTGCTAGAGGTGGTACAGTTTATCGTGCAGGAACAACTGGCAGTTGGACATCTACAGCAACAAGTAAAGGCACTACTTATATATATGACTTTGAAAGATTTAATTTTAATGGTACAGAAAAAATAATAATTGCAAGTGGTACAACTAATGCTTTTACACTAGATACAAGCTTTAATGAAGATATTATTAATGCAACAGGAGGTGGGACAGCACCTACTAATCCAAAATTTGTAACATCATTTAAAAATCATATATTTTATGGTGGTATGTCTGATGCTAATTCCACAATACAATTTTCTGCACCTTTTGCAGAAGATGATTTTACATCAAGTAATGGGGCAGGAGCAATAAAAGTAGATACAACTATCGTTGGTCTTAAAGTATTTCGTGATAATTTATTTATTTTTGGTGAAGATAGAATTTATAAATTAGGTGGTAATACATTATCTGATTTTTCTATTGTACCAGTTACAAGAAAAATTGGTTGTGTAGATGGTAAAAGTATTCAAGAGATTGGTGGTGACTTAATTTATTTAGCACCAGATGGATTAAGAACTATTGCAGGTACAGAAAGAATTGGTGATGTAGAATTAGGAACAGTATCAAAACAAATACAAGAAAGAATTAAAAATATAGGAACAACAAATATTTCATCAACAATAATAAGAGGTAAATCTCAATATAGGTTATTTTATCCTACATCTGGTATATCTGAAATAAATGCTAAAGGTATTATTGCAGTATTAAAACAAAGTCCAGAAGGAGGTTTAGGTTTTGAGTATGCTGATATGAAAGGATTAAAACCTACTTGTTGTGATTCTGCTTTTGTAAGTGGGGTAGAAACAGTAATTAATGGTGGATTTGATGGGTATGTATATTTACAAGAATCTGGTGGTGCTTTTACAAGAGCAGGAACAACCCATGTAATAAGTTCATTTTATCGTTCTCCAGATATGACATTGGGTGATGGTGGAATAAGAAAAACAATGCAAAGAGCATTAGTTAATTATGAAGTTAATGAATCAGTAGATATTACTAATCAGTTTTTTAAATTAAGATATAATTTTGATGATACTAATACTCCTCAACCAAACTCATATACGTTATCATCATCTGCTGCATCTGCTGCTTTTTATGGTAGTGGTTTATATGGCACATCAGTTTATAGTGCATCTGGATTTCCTTTAGATAGACAATCAGTTGAAGGTTCTGGATTTGTAGTAGCATTTAAATTTGAAGACACAAGCACAAAGAAAGCAATATCCCTAAAGGGATTTGAATTAGAATTTATACCCGGAGGGAGAAGATAAATGGGAGCAACATATACAAGACAAAGTGGGAGTACAATTGCTGATGGTTCAGTTATTGAAGCATCACATTTTAATGATGAATTTGACCAATTATTAGCTGCATTTGCTAGTAGTAGTGGGCATACCCATGATGGAACTGCGGCAGAAGGTGGGCCAGTAACTAAGTTATTAGGTACGGCAATAACTATTGGTAATGCTACATCAGGTACTGATATAGCAGTTACGTTTGATGGCGAATCAAATGATGGTGTATTAACATGGATGGAAGATGAAGATTATTTTCAATTTTCAGATGATTTATTATTATCAAGTACAGAAAAATTACAATTTAGAGATACAGCAATATATATTAATTCATCTGCTGATGGACAATTAGATTTAGTAGCTGATACAGAAATACAAATAGCGGCTACAACTATAGATATAAATGGTAATGTAGATGTATCTGGTACTTTAACAGTAGCAGGTGCAGTAGACTTTGGTGATGCGGCTTTATCAAATGTAGGTGCTGTACAATTAGATAGCATTGCAGGAGACGGTGATACTAATACATCAATTACTTTTAGTGGCTCCGATGTTATTACAGTAGCTACGGGTGGTGCAGGTAGACTAACTATTGGTGATGGAGCATTGTCTCCTGTTACTAATAATCAAATAGATTTAGGAACTGCTTCTTTAGAATTTAAAGATGCTTTCTTTGATGGCACAGTAACAGC